CCAAGCATAGGCTTCTTGGACAAATTTTAAATTGTGATATATATGATCAAAAAAGAGAAACTGGGTAAGTTTGTCCATACAATCTTTGATGCCAGTGAATAGATAAATCCCACTCATACCTGCTTGTCCTGCTTCAATAGACTTTTTACAATCTTCACATATAAAATAATGTTGCGTTGACATGTTATTTTTATCTTAAGTTAGTAATTATTTCCTTTTGTTGTTAATATCTTCTAAAAGCTTTTCTAGAATTTCTTTAATATGTACCATTAAACCCCCTTTAGAATTGTTAATAACTCTTTCACTTCCTCTTTCGTTGGCTGCTCATTTTTAGTAAATAAATCAAGTGTTTGATTCTTTGCTTTAATGTTAGCACTAAAAGTTGGCAAGCCGTCATTCTCATAAATGCCCGCTAACTCGTGGTAATAGTCTTTGTAATCTTCTAAACTCCAAGATGTTTCCATAATTTAAAAAAAGTTGTTAAATCTACTAAATTCTGGCTCAAACTTTAAAGAAAGGCTGCCAGTAGCACCATCTCTTTGTTTTGCAATAATTATATCACAAACTCCCTTGCATTCACTCATTCTCAGCTCCCACTCTCTTAATTTATTAAAATCGCTAGGCTTTGCCATGTCTAAATAATATTCTTCACGATACACAAATAAAACAATATTAGCATCTTGTTCAATTGATCCTGACTCTCTTAAATCAGAAAGTTGTGGCCTTTTATCTTCTCTTGACTCAACGGCTCTTGATAATTGAGATAATGCCAGAATTGGCACATCAAACTCAATAGCCATTTCTTTTAAAGATCTGGTAATTTCTGAAACCTCCTCCACTCGATTGTTGCGACGAGTGCCTTTGATTAGTTGTAAATAATCAATTACAATCAAACCTAGCTCGTTATTTTTTGCGACCTTCTTAATTCTAGCTCTTAGTGAGTTAATATCAATTCCAACTGTGTCTTGAATAATTAATGGAACTTGTTTAAATGCTTCTCCTTTTTGCTCTAATTCTTTTCTTTCATTAAAAGAAGCAAAGCCGTTTTTGATTTTATTTAATGAAACTGATGTTTGGTTTGCTAAAATTCTTGCCGAGATTTGATCGTTAGACATTTCAAAGCTAAAAAATAATACAACTTTACCTTGCTTGGCGGCATTAATTGCTATATTTGCGGCGAGGGCTGACTTACCCATTGCAGGGCGTGCAGCTAGAACAATTAGCTCACTTGGTCTAAATCCACCAGTTAAATTATCTAGCACATCAAATTTAGACTTAAGGGTAATAATAGAATTACTTCCATCGTGAGCTGCTGTTGATGTTTTAGCAACCCTAAGCATAGCTTGACCAGCTAATTCTGTTTTACCCTCTTTTTGGTTCTCAATGCTACCAAGTCCGCTTTCTAAAACTTCTTTGATCTCATTAACTACCAACTCACCACTTACGCAAGCATTGATTGCATTTTGCGCAACTTCAACAATTACCCTTTTTTGAGATAAGCTTTTTATTTCTAAAGCGCTTTCTTTTATATCCATGCCACGAGCTTTGCTAATCAAGATATTGAAGTAATTTGCACCGCCGATTTGATTAACATAATCTTTTATGGTTGTTTGATTCTCGCCTTTATTGATTGAGTAAGACTTGCGCAAATACTGCCAAATCTTATTGTGTTCAGGGAAGTAAAAATCTTCGTCTTTCAATACAGCTAATAGTGGCTCGGCATAAACAGGCGCCATAATGGCAGAACCTAACAATTCTTGCTCAAGCTCTAAATTGAATAATTGTTTTATTTCTTTAGTCATTGAAGTATTCCTTTGAAATTATTAAAATTAGGCATTGTTTGTTAGTGAGTTTAAAAAGCTCAATTTCAGCGATATTTGCATTTTGCTTACCTTTTGACCTTTCCGCTTCATAAATTACTTGTCTAATTCCCTTTGTTTAGATTGGATTGTTTCTCTAAAATCTTTTAATTTATTTATAGCGCTTGTAAGAATACTAAAACTTTCCATTTGTTCTTCGGTTTTAGCAGCTCTAAAGCCAGAATAAAAACAACAAATATCTGCTATTTTATATTCTAATTCGTCTAATTGCTTCCTTGTTTTAAAGGAGATTATTATTGGTGCGTTTATTTCTTCCATATATTCTTTAAATTAATTAATAAGATTCTCTAAATATAATTTTAATAAAATAAAAAGCAAGCATTATTTAAACAAATTTATTAACATCTTTTTAACAGTCTCGCAATTCAAGCGTTTCTGTTTTAAAACTAGGCTTTCAAAGAGAAAATCTAATCTATCCTCGAAAGTTTTGGCTTGCTCTTTTAACATTTGTATTTCATTTAGTAACTCAGTTCTAACTTTCGCCAACTTCTTTTTATTAGCATTCTTTAGTGCTATAATTTCAGCCTCAAGAGCTTCGATTCTTAAGCTATCTTTCTTTGGTGGGAATCTATTAAAGAATTCTTTTACTTTGTTTTTGCTTTCGTTTGTCATGTTATTTATTGGTTAAGGTTAATCTTTCTTGATCTAAATCTCTATTTAAAGCTTTTTCATCACTGTATTTTTCGCCGTATCTAGATTTCAATTTCTTAATATTAATTTCTTGAATTTCCTCAAAATTAGTTCCAAGCTCATCGCAAGCTAAAGCAATAAACCAACAAATATCTCCAAGCTCTTCAATTAGGTTTACTTCGTCTAACTCTTTGCCATAAATTAAATGCTTTTTTAGAGCATCTCCAAACTCGTTAGCCTCAGTTGAAAGACCTAGTGCAGCGTGTACGAGCCTAGACATTGACGGCGTAAATCTCTCCGCTACATGGTTGTAACATTTATGATCTGTTTTAAGCGCTAATTCTTGATAGTTTTTCATAATATTTTTATTAATTAATAAACTCTAATCATTACTAACTCCTGTGTAAATTTCAGCTAAACACAATCGCCGCTAGTAATGATTAGTGACTTTTTAGAATAATGTAGCTTGATTCAAATCAGCCTCAGCTTCTTTGCAATTATTCACAGCTACATTGAAATAACTCTCTTTTAACTCAATGCCAATTCCTTTTCTGCCCATTTTAACAGCTTGGTAAACTTCGCTGCCAATTCCCATAAAGGGAGTAAATACAACATCATTGGGATTAGTCCACAATTCTATTGCCTTCTCAATTACATCGAGTTGCAATGGGCAGATGTGCTTTTCATCATTTCCAGATTTTGATTGCTTAATATTTAAAACATTAGTTTGACGAATATCTCTCCAAATAAAATTAACATTCTTTTGAAGTTCGTGAGGCGCATACTTAGCCAGAGTCTCATTTTCCTTTGAAAGTCTATCGATTATTTGTATTAAATCCTCTTGGGTTGATTTAGTATTATAAATTGGACTAGCTACTTGTTGCCATTTATCAATTGATGCTTTTTTATTAGCGTCATTCATCGGGTCATTTGTAGCCCAATTAATCTTGCCTTTGTGATCAATGGGAATTACTAAGTTATGATCGCTTTCAGTTTTTGGCCATTTTCTAAAAACAACTAAATATTCAGCCATGCCATTCCTAGTGTAACTAGAGTTGGTAGTTAGTGTTTTATGTAACAAACCTTGCGCTTTGGTTTTCTGCATTTCAATTACAGGATCTTTCCAAATAGTCACCTCGCTATGATAACTAAAACCCTCTCCTTTAAATAATCTAATAATTTCTCCCCTAAAATCTCTTTGTCCGCTTTCACCATCAATATTAGAATTCCTGTAATCTACTAAATTTTTACAATGTACTGCAATTAATCGACCTGGTCGCAATATTCTTTTTTGCTCTCTAACTAAATATCTGTATTGCTCAAAGAATTGAGAGTCATTTTGACAATTTCCCATGTCGGCAATGTCATCAGAGTAAATATATAAATTAGCGAATGGTGGAGAGTAAATCGAAAAGTCCACTGAATTATCTGGTAATTCTTTAATCACCTCGCAACAGTCGCCTCTGTAAAGAGCTGCGTTATTACTTATGTATTGGTTTTCTTGCATATTAATTTAATTTGAAGTTAATAAAAAATTAGGTAGTTTGATTGGATTGTTTCTAAAATTAGTTAGGTTTCTTTTAAAATTTAAAGTTTTAAAACTTTTGCTAATTGCAATTGACATCGCTTGTTGCATTTTCTCAAACTGCCTTTCTTTGCGTTCGATTGTAGCAATAACATCTTGCATCGTGTCCGTTGTAATTAAATAAATATTAACATCATTAACTTGCCCAAACCTATAAGATCTACGAATTGCTTGGTAAGTGCCTTCAAAACTAAAATCTAGACTCGCAAATACTTGATTGTGGCAATTTTGGAAGTTAAGCCCAAATTGAGCAATCTTTGTTTTAGTAATCAAAACCCTAAACTTACCTTCGGCAAATCCAAGCAAATTAGACTCTTTAGATTCAGGAGAATCACTTCCCCTAACCTCAATAGCATCTGGAATTAATCTGTTTAAAAAATCACCTTCTTCATTCTGTTTAATCCAAATTATAAAAGACTCATTTGAGTTATTAACAATATCTCCAACGACTTCTAATCTTTGATCTTTGGTTCTTCTTAATTCTTGATTAAAATTAGTAGCGTTAATTACTGCGTCATTGAATAAACTTCCATTATCTAGTTTTGTGGTTTCTAGTTGTTTTTTGATTAAGTTTAACTTTGGCAAAATGTACTCGTCGCCACTAAATCCAATATCAGCTGGCGAAGTGATGCAAATACTCCAACTACTCACCCAATTCCAAAAGTCATCTTCAGCGTGCTTTTTAAGTCGATAAGTTCCCATGTTTAAAGTGTCATTAATAAACCAGCGACTTAGCATTTCATTTGCTGGCATGATATTTAAAAACTCACTATGGTTTCCAATCTCCATCAAGTCGTTAGGGCTTGGCGTCGCTGTGCAAGCTAACTTATAAGGAGTATGTTTAAATGAACTAATTATCTGATTTTTAATTTTACCACTAAAATTCTTTAAAATTGAAGATTCATCCAAAACAATTCCGCCAAATTGGCTACAATCAATATTATCTAATTGTTCGTAATTAGTTATGTAAATTGATTTAGATGTATACTCTCCACTATCGCCTACTTTTTTAACATCAATACCAAATTTAATACCTTCTTTAATAGTTTGATTACTGACTGCAAGTGGAGCTAATATTAAAACATCTTGATTGGTTTTCTTTCTAACCTCTTCCGCCCAAGCTAGCTGCTGAATTGTTTTACCCAATCCGCAACCCTCAAAAAGTGCGGACTTACCTCTCTTAAGTGCAGTTTTTACACAAAACTTTTGAAATGGTTTAAGATTTTTATTTAAAAGATCTTCTTCAAGATCAAAACCAGACTCTTTACTTAATAAAGTTTTAGTTTGTAGAAATTCTTGATAATTCATATTAATTACCTTTGTTTAAGGTTTCCAATATTTCATCTCTTTCTTCTATCATGCACTCAATCGCAATACTTCCTAAATATTGAGGAGTTTTTAATTGATTATTAATGCTTTCTAATCTTTGTTGTAAATTTTCTAAAAATTGTTTTTTCATAAATTTAAATTAAAGTTAATAATTCTAAAAATGTTATATTATTAAAATGAATTAGTCAACAATTATTTATTAAAAAATCCATACTTAACAAAATTCTTGAAATTAATTGTTTTAGCCTCATCTTTTTCGTGACATTGCAACTCATAATCATAAAATTGGATAAGTTGCTTATAAGTCGCCCTCAATTCTAAAGCTTCAATAATTCGATCTAAAATAAAGAAGTAATCAGCAATGCAATAAACGCCTCCAATCTGATCTCCTATCCAATACCACTCGCCACCGTCAAAGTATTTATTAGCAAATTGTTGCGCTAGGTCATTGGTTGCTTTCTCCCAAATTTCTAAAGATGTCGAATTCGATACCTTTTCTTCTTTATCAATCCTAAATATCACCTCTTTCATTCTTTCTATTTTTTCATCATACACATCTTCCCATGAGTAAAAATGATTATCTTGATTAGTTATTATTAGAGCCAATTCGCTTATTTTATCTTTCATAATTATTTCCTTTGTTTTTTTAAGTTAAGTATTGTCGTATTTCCATTCAATTTCCTCATAAATTCGCTTTTCATCTTCATTATCTTCGTCTTCCCAAGCATAGGCTTCTTGGACAAATTTTAAATTGTGATATATATGATCAAAAAAGAGAAACTGGGTAAGTTTGTCCATACAATCTTTGATGCCAGTGAATAGATAAATCCCACTCATACCT